AATCTATCTTAGTAACACCAAAACTTGTGCTACCTACACTCAATAAATCGTTATCTATGTGATAAGAAATCGCCGTAAGATCATAATCATTTACTTTATAATCTATTGGATACCAAAGCAATCTTCCTGTAGACCCAAGAATATTGGCATCAAATGAACCCATGTTATAAACAGTCTCTATCCGACCATACTGTTGCAAATATATGTCAGAATTATTATGAACTAAATCAATAACCTGAAGTTGTCTTTGTTGGATATACCTTCTATCCTTAACAAAAACAAAATATTTTACTGCTCTTGCAGTAGCAAGATCAAATTCTGCTGCAATACTAAATGGAGTTGATCTTGGATTACTATTAAATTGACTTGCAACATCATCTACAGAAAGAACTCTATTACCAACCGATTCATCATAATCAAATAAGATTCTATTTGCAAATATTATTTCATCAGAAAGTACTCTTGTACCTACATTTAGAGAATTTTCTTTTACTAAATCAAAATCATGTACAGTATTCAAATTACCATGACCAACCAAATGGTTTACAATATCATATGAAGTTACTTCAGTAGATAAACCCACTTTCATTGAATTTAAATTCAATGAATCAACTTGCATATCAGAGAATTTTATATATCCTAAAGCATGATTTAAAGTACTTACAGCATCATCCCAAGTATCCATGGATACTTTAGATCTTAATGAATATGAGAAATTTTGATAATATAGACTATCTTGTATTCTCTGCTGATGAACATTAAGAACACCCGAATCAGTCTCCCATCCTTTTTCTACCTTAGAATAAGGACCTAACTTAATATCTGAATTATACGATGTTATAGAAGAAGCAATTCCTCTAGTATTTGATGTTTGACCAGTAATAATATCATCAACATCAAAATCATCACCAGATGATATTTTTAGTATACCAAGTCTTGAATTCCAAGATTCAACAATACCATCTTTACTATCTGATGTTACTTTTTCTCCAGCAAGAAAATCATTTACACCCAATTTAATATCAAACATTGGGAAGTATTTTTCTGGTATAATTCTTCCTACAGAATTAGATGCATCAAATTGACCAGGAGTTACTTCAGGATTTAAATCTGAATAATAATCATAAAGGCTAAAAGTAACAATACCAAGTCCACCAATATTTGAATCAACCTCAGTTAATTCGAATAATTTATAATCATAATTTTCTGAATTATATCCTCTTGCAGTTGTACCAACACCTACACTAACATTCTCAACTAATACTTTATCACCAACAGAGAATGGGAAACTACCCTCAGTACTAAATCCAACAGATAATGTAATAGATACATCTTTAGTAGTAGTATTAAATCCTACAGTATGAATTCCTACACCATTAGTATTTTCCGTAGGGATAATTGTGGGAAGAATATTACTAATCCCCTTAGATTCTCTAAGGATAGTTACATTAGAATCTCCCAGGGTATATTCAAGTTTAACATCTTCATCTCGAATATTAGTTACTCCATCAAATACTAAAAGAGTTGGTGCTACAACATATCCTCTTCCAACAGAAGCAATTCCAATAGACTCAATTTTTGCCAGCTTATCTATTGTAACAATCTGAGGTAATGCAACACTTGGTCTAAGTGTATTATCAGAAGGGAAATTATAACCAATATTATTAATTTTTACTTTTCCAACTTTTCCTATATTTTTACTAGAAACATTGGCAACCGCATTTTTACCATATCCACTAGTAATAGTAGAAATTCCTGGTAAAGAATAATAATTTTCTCCACCATCAAATATTTTAAATTCTGCTATAGGACCAAATGCAGTAGGTGAAGAAGTATTGTAATTAAGAACAGAATCAGTTGAAAGGTAAGATCCTTTTTCTGGTAATTCTTTTATACTATAAGTAAATGAATTAGTTGCTCCAACAGAAATAGAATGCTTTCCATTATAATCACTTTCTACAACCTGAATTTGATTTCTATTAATAACATTATCACCTCTAGTAATTTGTTCTTTAACTGGAGGAAGTGTTCCTTCATATAAAGGATCTAAAGTATAATATAAATCTTTGGGTATATTCTCATTAATAGTTACTGTAACTGTTGCATCAGAATCTACTCCAGCACTACCAGATCTTGTAACATTAAAATTCTTAGTAAGTTTATTAGTATCCCATATTTTTAGAAGATTTCTATCATTATAAACATTAAATTCAAAAGCAGCATAGCTTGTTCCTTGACTTATATAACCCAAAGAAGAATCTGAAAGGTCAAAAATAGCATTCTGATTTTTATATACTTTTAATGGAGGATTTACTGGATTAATTGTTCCTGCAGAGGCACTTGCAATTCCAACAATAATTGGTTTTAATAATTCGGAATTATAAGAATTATTAGATAATTTTATTGTATTATCATCAATTTTAACAACATAATATAATCCATTATTTGAAAGACCTTCACAAGGATTAGATGCAGTATGAACAATTTTTTGTCCAGTTACTAAACCATGATTTGTAAGAGTAATTGCATTGGTAGTAGTATTAACTCCTCCAGCAACAAAATCTTTTGGATCAACAATAATTACTCTATTATAATCATTATATTTGACAGTAAATGTTGTTGAAATATTTCCTGGACTTACATCAATATCTACAACATCATCACTCTCTAATCCATGACTACTTCCTGTTGATACTGTTACTAAGTTTCTAGAAACAGAAGCAGTAATTGGAGTATAATTTGTTTTAAAGCTATGCCATGTACCTGTTCCAATACCAGAGAATAATAAAGTTGAAGAACTTGTAAATGTTGATCCAATACCAATTACTGCACTACCGGTACTATTAAGTCCAACTCTAACTGTTGCAATACCGATTAAATTATCACTATGTTTATAAGCATAAAGAGTTTGACCATCAGTTAATGTTGATATACCACCACCACTATTTTGAACATCTAAACCAGATCCTCTATTAGGAGAATAAGTCAATTTATCATTAGTTTCTAAACCATGACCTTTAATCCAAATTGTTTTAGTTGGAATAAAGACTTGTGTTACTCCAGCACCTGTAGGACTTGGGTATCCTGGTTGGGAATAGAATTGAATAGTTGTACCAATTCCAACACCAGAAGCAGTTCCTAATGCAACAGATTCGTTTGGATTAAAATAAAGTTGAGTATTTAAATTACAATCATAAGTCGTTTTAAATCCAGCATCTATAATTAATTTTTTAGGATTTTCATAAAGAACTGTAGTTACTGTATGCGCTGCACCTGTAGTACCCTCAACTGCTCTCAGGGCTCTAATCCTTGAAAATTCCCCTTCGATATTTAAAACTTGAATTTTCTCTGAATTTATAGTAAGGATATCATTTACTTTAATATGCGGATATGCAAAAATACCATTTACATTAAAGTAAGTAACTATTCCAGTTACTCCATCTGACCCAATACCAGTAGGTGCTGTTCCAACACCTATTAATTTAAAAGTATCACTTGTAATTCCTACTTTATAAGTACCACCAATTTTTGAAGATGTGGTAGATAATCCAGAAACTGTAATTAAATCATTCTTCTTATATTGATGTGGATTTGTACACCATAAAATATATTCACCATTTTGAGTTCCTGGATAAACCTCAACACCTGTTACAGTACTTGTAGCAACACTTATATTACTTAATGCTTTACCTTCAATCCAAGAAACTTTAGCAGATGCTCTATTTCCTTGAGTGCCAGTATTATCAAATACTACCTTATCCCCAACCTGATAAAGATCTCCTGCTGTAGTAATTCCTAATTTATCAATAATTCCAGGTTTTCCTGTTTTAATATCAATAGTCTGTTTTAAATCATTAGGAATATAAACATATGGATATTCTAAAGTACCTTCAATCAAATTATAATAATACGTATTTCTAGACCATTCAGATGGATTCAGTTCATATTGCTTCTGATTAGAATAAGAACTAAAATTAAACTTATTAGGAGTAGACTTATAATTCTCACCAATTATATAAGGGAATTTTGGTCTCTTATATCCAGCAAATGGTCCCGCAGAATCTGCATTACCTTCTTCAATAGTTGCAAAATATGCATACGTACCATTTGGATATTCTGGAGTAATGCAAAATCTTCCATTATTTTCATCAAGTGTTGCTTGATCAGCAATTTTAGTATAAGTAAAATCTTCAATAAAGAATCCTACTGGGAAATTATTTTGAGGTGGTCTACTTGCCTTTAGATCGACACTGTAACCAGACTTCATCTGTGCTACTACACCGCCAGTCTGAGTAGAATATCCATATGGTCCATAAATTGGATTTCCATCATATGCCCATCCAATTATAGGTGAGTGATCACTAGATGCAATTTCTTGGCTATTAACCCTTAATAAATCACTCTTACCATATAAAGTATTTCCATCTAAATCTGTTGCAAAAACTGCTTGTCTAAGTTTTCTAGGAGCATATAAATGAGAATATTGAAGACCTTTATCTAGATTAAATTGGTCAGCAATAATTCCATCATCACTACTAAAATTATCAATATGCCTTTGGAATAGATTTAATCTCCAATTCTGAATATCTGCTCTAAATTCTACACCTTCTCCAGGAACTAAAACAGTAATACTTGTACTTGCTTGTGTATATCCTTCACCCTTTTCAATTACGGTAATGGATGTTATTTCATTATTCTCTATTACAGGAGTAAGTACTGCTCCTTGTCCATCACCATCAATTACCAAGTCAGGTGGAGAATTAAAATAAGTTCCACCTTTTAAGACTAAAACTTCTGTAATTGCACCATCACTAATTACTGGTTCCAACTGTGCACCAGAACCATCAATTACAGTAATATCTGGTTGTCTATCAAAGTTAATAATTTCAGATGAACCATATCCAACACCGTTTTTAGATACATGTACAGAATCTATATGACCTCTAATAACAGGTTGTACTCTACACTGGAAAGTATCTCCGGCAATTGATGAAATTCCAACTTTTCCAGTTATATTAACAGTAATAGGTTGATAATTAAATGAATGAGTACCTACACCAATTGATGTAAAATCAATATACTGATTTGTATCATAGAAAAATGTTTTTACAGTAGATCCTGCTCCTATTTCGGATAACTTAAATCGATCTTTATTAATTGCTGTTAGATAATAATCAGATCCACTAGTGAGTCCACCAAGAGCAGTTCCTTCAGCAGTATATTGAACAATCTCACCAGAATTATATCCATGATTAGGTATCTGTATATAATCTATTGAAGTATTGATTCCACTTCCTGCTTCAGTTGGAGTACTTCTCTTTTTATTAGCATATCCAGATCCACTATTAATTACATTAATATTATCAACTACAGATTTTTTATTAACTGCTTGAAGAGATTGTTTTCCAACACCATGAGAAGTTAGGGAAATAGTATTAATTCCAGCAAATGCATCATTTTCTTTTGAATAAAGTTTTATTGTAGTATTGTTTACTGGATAAACATAATATTGCGAATTAGTGGTAATTCCACCAATTGGAGTTTGTCCATTAGTCCTATAAATTACCTTTTCAGCATTTTTAAATTTATGATAGGTATTAAATCCAATAGTATTATCTGTAAGACTAACCCAGGAATAAGTTTGACCATCAGCAATATTAGCATCTGCAAAAAAGTCAACTGAATGATCAATTAACTTCATATTTACATCAACAACTGCACCTGAACCATTACCACCACTAATGGTTATAGTTGGAGTTTCCTCATAGTCAAAACCAGCATCAAGAAGTCTAAGTTCAGATAAAGATCCCTCAACAGCAGCATATCCAGTTGCACCAGTTCCTACATTGTCTTTAATATGTAAGAGGGGTGGATTAATTACATCATAATCAGATCCAGGACTACTGACTTCAATTTCATCAATTTGACCATATTTAATAACATCACCTGCTTTATAATTTAAAATTTGAACACCATTTATTAAAATCCCAGTAAATCCAGGATCAGTTGGAACTATTTCCTCATTATCATTTTTAGGAAGAGCAATTTCTCTTACAATATCTTGTGACTGTAAGGTTTTAAATCTAAAGTCATAAGGTTCAATTCTATTATTAGATACTTCTATTTCATCAGTAAGAGTAACAAAAGTTTCATCGGAAATATTTGTTCTACTAGTAGCAAGTTTAATCTTAGAATTATTAACTCTATAAACAAAATAAAGACCTTCAGTAGCTATACATTTTCCATCAATTATTCTAGTTTTCTCATTACCAAAAGCATCAAAATAAGATTCACTAATTCTTTCTGGAGAAAGGTAAATAGCATCTCCAGTATAGAATCCATGATCTTCAGTTAATGGGTTAATTAAAAATTCTGATCCGACAAATGTTCCAGAGAATGTAACTGTCTGTCCATATACATCAAGAGGTTGAGCATTATAAGATGGAATAGAAGCAGAAGAAACTAGATAATTATCTCCTTTATTATAAACATTTTGTACATTAGTTGAATAAATTGTAGAATCTGGGAAATTATTAGACTCTGTTTTTAAAATAAGTCTTTTAAGTTCATAAGTATCAGGTTCTTGATCAGTAAGTTGACCTTGACCTTTAATTTCAACTTTTTTACTAGAAACAATTTTAATTACAGTAGAAGTTTGTTTTGCATTCCCTTGTAATACAACAGATGCTAAATCACCAACCCTAAAACAATGATCTACATTCAATTCTAGTTGATAAGTCCAATCTGAACTATCAATTAAAGATACATTTTTAACTTTATAAATTGGTGAGATATTATAGAACCAATTTCTTCCTTTAGAAGTACCATCAGAAACACCTAAAGTTTTAAGTTGTGCCGTATCATTTTTTCCATAATTTAATGCATCAGTAGGAGGTTCGAACTGTTCTAATACAGCACCTATTCTTACTTTAATAGTTTTACTACTATCTAAGAATGAACTTCCATAAACATACGTATTAATTCCAACATTTGATGCATCTGGAATTGTTCCTGTTATATTTGAACAATCAAAGAATTGTGTGGTATTTCTAGAGGTATAAGAAACAACACCAATCGTCCCATCACTATATGGAACATATAATTCACCACTTGTGGGGAAACCAACTGTTGAATCTACATCCAGATAAGTTGTACCTGCAGATACTTGTCCAATTACTCTAGTTTTTGAATGAGTTTTAAACTCACCATATATTGCACCCTCAACTCTAGAATCTCTATTATATCCAGCATCTATGCTAAGTTTATAAAAAGTTTGCCCTAATCCAGTATTAATTGGCTCTACTGAAGTAACAGGAGCATATGCTTTTGTATAATTACCATAACCATAAGCATCTTGGAATAAAGTAGATTGCTCAAGGTTTACCGGATTTCCTTCACCTACAATTGACTCAACTACAAAATCTTTTGTGATTCTATAATTAGCATTTGACGGTGTAAATAAGAAATCTCTTGGTTTTATTATTCTTACATCTTCATCATATAAAGCTTTAAATAAAATTTCAAAAGATCTATCAGTACCCTTACTTAGATAAAAATCTTTTGCTTGTTTTATAAACAACTCTTGATTTAGGTCTTTATGTAATTTCCTATTCTCTAAACCAGGTAAAAGTTGATATTTTGTTTTAAGTAAAAACTCTTTAAGGAATAAGCAGCTTAAATTCTCTATCTTAGACCCCTCTGTATGCTCCGTAGAGAGGGTTGAATTAAACTCTAGTACATCTGGGCTATTTGATGTCTTATACGACGTTATACCACAAAATCCGCGTACACAACCAGTAAAGCAAGTTGTTGCTGTCCCGGTATATGTAATAATTTCATCATTGATTTTTATTAATCCATAAGAACTTGGAAATCCATAAGTTCCTGCCGGATTAGCAACCATGTCAACAGGAATAACATCAGTGAAAGCATCTACTGAAGTAGACAGTCCAACTGATTCAATTACATTAGTTTGTTCATTAATTTTTACATATTGATCAATATTTTGAATCAAATCAAGAGAACCACCCTGGTATTCTTGACCAAGATAATATTGCTTTAAAAATTCAGAAACTAATGGAAACTCAGTCTTCGTATATGCAGGAAGCTGGTTCTGAACTATGTTGCTAAATTGTATTCTCTTTTCTGCCATCTTAAGATCTTACTAGGTTCCCGTTTGCATAACTTGAAGTAACGATATAATTAGATGCTGCTGGATCTAATCCAGAAGAAACTTCATCAACAACAGTTTCGAAATTACTTGTACTAATATCTAGTTGCAAATACAAATCCTGTAATCCGATGACATCATTAGATACTGGACACGCAGATAATTCGATAATTGTTTGTCCATCCTTTACTTTTCCAGATAAAATATTAATAGGATTAATAGTTATAACTCCTTTTTCATAATTAATGATTCCAACGTTTCTTCTTACAATTGTTGGTGTTGTAGAAGTTGGTGAAGGAAGTGTAAACAAGAAAAGAGACCCATCTATTCTATTTGTATTAGGAATATCTGAAATATAGACATCTTGGGCAAGTCCACTGATTTTAAAGGCAGAAGATTTAATATTGTATCCATCCATACTCTTAATATGGAATTCATTACCAAATCCAATAGAATATTCAGCAAAAGTATTTAATGCTGCTCTTAAATCTCTTCTTATCGTAACTGTAGTAATATTTGATGTTACCGCAGCATCACTTTGATCAATAATATTCAAAAACTTACTATATTTAAATCTGGCACCATATTTGTTCAATTCTGAAGATTCTGCGTACTTAGTTGCATTATTTTGAACTACACTAGACACAGAAGCAGCAGTTGTTGCCAAATTACTGTTATAATAGATTTTTGAATCAACTTCAACGTACAAATACTTCAAATCAAGGATTTCTGGGACAATTCCAGCAACTGCATACTTCTTCAACTTCATTCTAATGTTTTCTTTGATCAAATTAGGAAGAAAATCACCAGTTTTGGGTTTAATACTAATAAAAACTTTTCCATATTGAGGTGGAATCAATTCTTCACCTCCAAAAACCGAAATTGACTCTGTTTCTGGATAAATTTTTGCTGGAATTAGTGTTTCATAGTCATTTGATGTCAATGCACGGTTTTGAGAAGCATAAATTCGAGGTGCAAACTTTTTAATTGAATCTACAGACTCAATTGTCTCTCCACCCTTAGAAGAAATGTCAGTTGTTATTAAAGAAATACCATCTGTGACCGTATAATCAGTTCCGTTGCGAGTATATGCAAGACTTCCTGCAAATTCAAACTGATTTACGCCATTTGCACTATCTCCATTACAAACAATGTAATCTGCAATAACAAAATTACCTTCTTCAAGTGCTTTTCCAAAAATACCGTCTCCAAATATTAATTGATATCTTTCATCCTCAACTTCTTGTAAATAATAGACTTTTGAATCCCTAGTGATATTAAAAAGACTACTTTGAGACGTATATTGAGTTTTAGTTGTAGATTGTTGAGTTCCTTTTACAACTACATTCAATAAAGTAGTATCAATCCCAGAATTTGGTAAAATAAACTTCGCATTTGGAGTTCTAGAACTATAAGTGAAGTTAGATGTTAAAAGAGACCCCTGATAAATGGAAATTTCATCAAAAGATGCGATTCCATCTAATACAGGGACAGTAATATCACTTAAAATTGAAAATACAAAGGATTGATTACCAAAAGTACCAGCAGTTGAAGCAACAGGACCCTTTTTAAGAGTTATATTTGATGGTGTAGGTGAAATATTACTACAATCAATGAAAAAACTAACGGTTGCACTTGCTGCTTTTCTAGATTTGGGCAAATATCCAATATTTCGCGCCAAAGAAACAACATTTTCTCTTAAAGTAGCACTATCAATGAACACTTCATTAGAAACCATGTTGGCATTATATGAAGTAATGTAGGTATTATATGCTAACAGATCAATTATCGAAGAAAGATTAGATCCTTCGAAGTCATAATCGGTAAAAGTAGAGTTTGCTCTAAGATATTCCTTAAGAGAAGTCTTAACTTGATCAAAATCAAGGTTAGAGAAGTTTACTAATGGCATTTATCTGGTTGATTGCAACGCGAATTGTAGTTCTTGGGGTTGAACATCTGCTCCTATGATGTTGTATATGATTAATACATCAAAAGAATTGTTATCAAAGTTCGGAAATGCCTCTACATTGATTAATTCAACCCTAGGTTCATATCTTTCAACTGAACTTGTAATTTCATCAACAATAACACTGGCAGTAATGTCATCAATATTCTCAAAAAGAGAAGCAGAAATCTGAGATCCGAATTCTGGATCAAAAAATTTCTCTCCAGGAAGGGTGAATACAATATTTCTCACCGAACGAGCAATTGCATTCTCATTTTTTAGCCCAATAAGATCGAAATTCAGGGGATTTGCCTGAAAAGTCATGCTAATATCTTTAAAACCGGGACTAACCCTTTCTAGAGGCACTTAAATACAGCGATTATTGTTTATTTATTAAGGATTTATGACTAACCTTCTGCAGATGGGATCATTTGGTCATCATAATCAAGTCCTTCATAGAAATCATCGTCATTTATCTTCTCATAAAGGTCATTTTGGACTTTTCTATCACGTTTTTTAGGTGTTATAGCGTCATTTGCGATTTCACGAAGCATTTTTTGATGTTGATCATTTGCTAGATTGTCTAAAAAGTCGTTCATTGCTCTATTTTTCCTATATTCTCTATTTACACACAAAAAAAGGGCGTTTTTTCGCCCTTTAAATTATTTTCCTTGACCTCTTGGTCGTTTTTTAGCACTATTTCGAGAACTCGCGGCATATTTTGTATGTTTTCCTGTTCCTTGGCGAGTTTTCTTCGGAATTGTCTCTACAAATTGAGATGAACCCCATGCTCCACTCTTAGTTTTAACCGGCATCAATAATTTCCTCCATAGTTAGGTCTTTTGGATCAAATGGCCATGCAATTGGGTCGTCTTTTTGAGCATAAAATTTGTCTGCATAGTCCTGTAACTTATCTGCTGCTTCTTCAGCAGTTAATCTTTCGTGTAGTTTTTCTGTTTTGTATTTAATATTGTATAAAATGGTCATGGGTGAGGATTGTACCGATACATTAAGTATATAAAAGCAATAAAAGCAATAACAAATAGTGCACCAATAGAATACATCATAATCAATCAAGTTGTTTAAGTTTTTTTCTTACCGAGTTACGAGTTGGTCGGACCCGGTATTCTACTTTATCCCTACGAGAAAGTTCGGTAAGGTTTTCTGCAATCTGAAACCACAGTTGTTCGTCTGACATTATTATATAATGCGAGTTTTTTCGTGGCCAACCCTAATCCGAGGATCGCACCAGATTGGGAATCCCGCTTCAATAGCATCTAAACAGAAACTAACGTCTTCTCCACACATATCTTGAACAGCGCCAGATTCAAAGACTTGCATCTTTGGAGCAAACCAAGGATACTTCATTTCTTCGTTCTCAAAGACCCCGTTCTTAATTAATAACCAACCAAAACCAGTGTAGTCTACCGTAAATGGTTTCTTACGCTTACTCATGGTCTCAACTGTTTCATGATTCATAACTCCGCCATTCTTACGGAATTCCTCTTCATCTAACCAGTGTGCCACGGAGGTAGTGCTTCCATCTTCAGTTGCATACCAACCAGCAGAGATTGCACGTTTCTTTAATAATTCCTCATCAACTGTTCCATCTTCTTTAACTGATTCTGCTGGAACTGCTAGATCGCATAATTGCCAGAACTTATTAGAATCAAAGACAATATCCGAGTCAATCCACAGTTGATAATCATACTTAAGTTTACCATCCCAAGGTATTTGATCAGGTCCTCTCAATACATTTGCACCTAAACACTTACAACGTGCAAAGTTAACCATTGATGAATAGTCCTGGGATATCTGAATAGACATACCATTCTGAACCATATCAAAGCATAACTGCACAAAGTTCTTCAGAAAAATGTAAGAAGTTCCACGTCCTGGAAGACAGAACACGATAGTCTTACCCTTCATCCTTGCTTTAATCGCATCAATGTCCCATTCTGCTTCTTTCTTTTTAGGAGCATTAGCTTTAACAGTAAATCCTTTTGCCATAAGTTTTAAATCCCTTCAATTCAATTATACACTGATATATGTATAGTGTCAATAAAAAAATAAATGTAAAGATAACCCTATACGTCTAGGATCATTGATATATTACCAGATAAACAAACCCTTGGTTCTTTCTTCTTATGCACATTAGTATAGTGTACAAGGTCAGAAGGAAAAACTAAAATATCTCCTGCTTTACAATCCCAGGTATAATTTAAATTGAATGGATTATTAGGATACTTATCAAATGCAACATATAACCTTGACCTAGACATCTCATATACTGGGTTAGTAAAAACTAATGAATTATGATTATCTGTCAAATACCAAATAAAAGACAAATCAGAATCTGGGTGATTATGTGATACGTTATAATCTCCCTTATGTTGAGTGTTAATCCACCAACTAGCAAATCCAAACTGAGGTAAAAAACTTAGGTTATTCTGTAATAAACTTAACTCAGGGATAGATTTAAAGTCATAGTTTATAGTACTGTGATATCCATTTACTTTATTTGATACAGTTATACCTTTATCTCTCTTTTCTATTGCTAATGCCCACTGATACATCTTCTTTATAGATGACATATCTTCCTTATTTGCTACTATATGAAAAATTGGTGTGTTGAATATATTTTGGAACTTTACTTCATGATCCATTTAATAAGAATCCCCTCCATCGGGTTCTTTACCATATTGAGTATAACCTCCACCCATACCAGGAGGGAGTTTTTCATATGATAAGTCATCTTCTGTATAATCTGTCTTCATTAAACCAACCATTGCTTTAAGTTCTGCCCACTTTATTTCAAACTCTGATTCGGTTAGAGTATTGTATAAACATCTATCTTTTGCATATATGTGATAAACTGTATGGTCCAAAATCTTTGCTGGCGATTTTTTTATATATGAAAGGTAATAAGGTCTTAAAAATTTTTCGCGGTTTTTTTATATACAACTCGATCTGTCACCTCTGTAGGTTAGGGTCTCTATCTTTTTTATATACGGGCAACGCGACGCGGCACGCTAACACACAAGGGCGCTAATACTGTCAGATTCACTGTTAGAAACTCATAACCTCACTAAGTATCATAAACCTATCATAACATACTGCCCACTGAGTGTCAAGAACTGTGCACCCACTAAGTAACACAAATTCACGCATAAAAAAGGGGTGAGTAACTAACAGAAACTCACCCATAAATTACGGTTTAATTGTTGTTACTCAGAGTGGGGTAGATTGCACCTCATAAAGATCATCTAAGACGGCAAGGATTTCATTACCATTGTTTGCATTTTCCAAGAGGAATTCTGCGAAGTTAAATGAAACAAACTGTGCGTTGCTGTTTGACATAATTAAGCGATCAAATTAGGTGTTCAATTACTGTCTTTAAAGGAGGCGCAATAATTCCTCTTATGTGTTACTTAGTGGCAATACGGTTTGTATTACTTCCAAGCATAAAATAGCAGGATTTCGTTGTAACTGAAGGTGTGTGTAATCATAGGCGATTCAGTGTTACATTACCGGTACACTTTAGACGCACTCCCTTATTACCAACTCGCAGGATTTGACAGGTCTTCAGTAACACTTTCTACGCACTCATTATCCTGCAAATCTAATACTTTACGCCAGTCAATTTGATGCGGGTTAAAATCATCTTGCACTGTAATATCTAACGTAATTCTATACCTTTCTGCTGTACGGTTGTAGTAAGAAACTGGCATGAGATTAGACCCGGTTGAGTTACATATAGTATTATAAGTCCTCTGTGGAAAACTGTCAAGTAGTATGAGTGTATTTATGACCCTTATGTGTTAAAAACCGTATAGTCACAAAATGTAAACGAGGGTCTTGTAGTTTACGGGCGTTCGTGTTATAATACGCTCGCTAAGATCACAAGGAAATTAACACTTTTTCCACATAAAAACTC